TATAATTGTAAACAAGTACGCGATTAGGATACACACCATTAGGATCAAGAGAAGGGAATGTCCAATACAACATTTCAGTATAATAATCGCGAATGCCATATACCCGGGATACCCCATCGTTATCATTAGATACTTCAAAGACTTCTTCAGGAATTTTTTGATCGATACGTTGAACATTGGCACCATTACAAGCATGGACACCGACATTGGCAATACCAACCGCTACTTGATCAAATGGTATGATCGAGAACGTAGATTCAGCACCAAGCTCAGTATTAATCTTTTGGAAGGTGAGCGGTAATACGTTATTGCCGGTATAAACTAGTTCCCAGGTACTGTGTTCAAAATAAACAATAAGTCTATCTTTAACAAATTCACACGTAATAATCTGTTCAGACGTATCAGCATCTAAATAACCACCATGACCTACAACATTTTCTTGCCATGCTGAAACGTCTACGGGGTTACCGTCCCATGACCATCGTACACGGTTATAATAAGTTGCCGTAGCACCTTCAGTATTTGGCATAAAATATACTGGTAAGTTTTGATTAATGTTATTACCGGTAATAACAAGATTAGCAGCAGCTGATCCAGAAGTATTGTTAGTAATGTCTAACGTAGCAGTAGACGCCGTGTTACTCGTTAAATTTTGAGTTCCCGTGCTTGCTGAAACAATCGTAAATATACTTGAACCAACGGTAAAGTTTTGACCGACAGAAAAAACAGCTCCTGAAGAAGGTAAGGTCACTGCTGTAGATGTTAAATTACCAGTGCTAGAATTAGTGTTAGAATTACCAACTTGAATGCCTTCTGTTCCTTCAGTAACATTCATCATTAAGAGAAGATTCTTAAACGGTATAACAATCAAGGCAGTATAAATACGCTTCGTTGGGTTAACGATTGGCGCGAATTGTGTCCACGCAGAACCATTCCAATAAGCTGTTCGATCAGGGATATTATTATTCGTTACAAATAAGTATTGCTGAGCATTCGTAATACCACGATACGTCCATCCCCAAAAGAATTGAGAATCATCACCGGTCCAGGTATAGGTTCCCAAACGAGACCAAGCACCAGTCGAGCCACCGGAATATATATAAGAGAATTGCGTATCAAAGGCAAAAAGTGGTTCATCATTAATAACATCAGTTTCATAGGAAATTAAGCCCATGACTGGTGTCGATGGATAGAAATAAACCGGTGTTGATGGATTCGTATTATGACCGGTAATAACTAAAGCACCGGTACCAGTATTATACGTTGCTGTTGCCGTACCCGTTGTTAACGTAGCACCACTTGTTTGATACGCCGTAAAAATAGTTGTTCCAACCGAGAACATTTGCCCAATAGCCCATACTGATCCCGGCATCGTTGTGGAAGTAAGATTACCGGTCGTACCGGCTGTTGTAGCCACTTGAATTCTTAAGCGGGAATAAAGTTGCGCTACGGTCGTAGAGACAGAACCATTCATCAAATAGGATCCAAACCGTTTTCTTACACGACCACGAAATACGTACGCATTTGTTAATGATTCAAATGCGTCATCAGGGATCAAGTAAGGTTTAAGTAACGTTTGTTGACCACCTGTAGGGCCTATAAGAAAACGATCAAATGGCATACTAGTATCCTATGGCTAAGTAAACAAAAGTAACCGAGATAGCACCACTTGGAGTGGCATAAAAACCAGTAGTACTAGGTGTATATCCTGATAAATTGTAAAGTGATGCAACATAGGTACCACTATTGGAAGTTGCCGTAATGTTCACATTAAGGGTAGCTGTAGTAAAAACAGGAATATTTGCTGCAACAGGATACGATGTTTTCGTTACAGGGCTCGTCGCAGTTCCCGTACCCCATTTCATAATCAATCCAGAAGGTAAATAACTCCATCCTGACCCTGTAGCCCAGTTGGCATCAGTGGTACTTAAAATAGAGGCCGTCATAGGATAATCTTCTTCAATAAAACTCCCCGTCGATAGATGAACAAATATCTCTGATATATCGGTAACATCTGATTCAAGATTATAAAAAGCTACATCGGTATCAGCAAATGGGGGATTAGGTGCTGATACTTGTTCTGGCATCTGAACAAGGTTATGTTGACCATAGGTATCTGAGTTAAAGTCTGCATGGTTAGCATCAAAGACCTGGCCAATCGATTGGAAATTAGCCTGAATCGTTGGCTGTGAATTCTTTAACTGATCAGTAGCATTCGGAATCCCCGGTGTGTAAGTATAGGTAGGTGCAGGCATGGTTAAGTTCTCCTTTTTTTAGCGTAATAATCTAATTGATTATCTTGCAGTCACGACAAATGATCAAAAGTTCGATCCTCCATAGCCCCATCCCGAACCATACGTCCCAGCACCAGGACCATTATTTTCTGCGTATATGGAAGAAACTCGTTGGCTTGTTTGTTGGACTATAGTACGACGTAAACATAATCTTTGTTGCATATCTAGTTCAGGTTGGATCATAGAAACAGAATCGATATCCATACGATCTTGAAAGACCTTTTTAGCAGCGCCGTACGCTATGTATTGCCACCATTCTTCAAGTTGAGGCGTCGAGGGTCCAGTGGATAGCAGTTGAGTAGGGCGAACATAGGCTTCCATGGAAATGGTATAAACTTGGTCGGGGACCGGACGAATACGAAAAGCTCCATCATAAAACAGAACGACTAATGGCATTGAAACTTGTTGAGGCACTGTTTGTGAATTGATCACTTGTCCTACCGCTGGTGCAACAGGAAAGGTAACGACAAATTGTCCGGTAGCATAATTAATATAATTATTTGGATCCTGTGCCACGGTCGATGTCGGTGCTGATCCGGGGGCGAATAGGTTACCTATTTGTGGGAATCCTGCTGCTGTTAATGGATAATCAATCATATTAATGCCATTACCATTAACATCTTGTGACACAAAATTAACATTATCCTGAAGCAAATAAATTAATTGAGTAGGAGCACCATACAGACCAACTGGAGGGGGATTTTGTGAAGTATTAACTACTCCTGAAAATAGCGTTTTAGCACCATCTCCGGTAACACCGATGGATTGAATCGTTTGAAGCATGGGATATTGTGCGAAAAAGTGGTTTCGATCTTCCATGAATTGTGCTTGAAATCCAGCAACGTAAACAGGCGCATGAAAGGTTAAATAATTTTGGTTAAGTTGATAGAGTGTTGGATTTGGCGCTCCTGCTGCTTCTTGTGAAGGATAATAATCAACACCTGGTATGGTAAAGAATTGTATCGTACTGCGCAAATTTATTTGTCGTAGATGTTCCGGCATATCATAAGCAATGAAGGTATTAATATATTGGTCTATTGCATCGGTTGAGAGTTGATTCTCAGAAAGAGAACGAGTAAGTAATCGTACTTTATTCTCGATTGTTGCTAAGGTACTGGTCGCGATAGCCATAAATCCTCCATTACGTGGCTTGATATGGCAACGCGTTATTTGTTGCCTGTAAAATAGTACTATTATCTTCACCAACAGGAACTACCGTTGCCGATTGATAGCTATAAGGATAATTGGCTGGCGTTGAAAATGCACTAAAAAGTGTCGTATCGATAGTAATTAAAAATGTTGTCGGTGAGTTAACCGTAATGGTCCCTTGAAGTTGATTAGCCTGCTGCATACCAAACCCCAAGGGAATGTTAAGGCGAACGATAAGGTTCGTTGCATATTGATGATTAAATGTTGTCGTTACCTGCGCAGGATTAGCATTCGTTATAGCGGAAATGACCCGCATAGCAGGCTGATAAACAGGATATTGCTGCGCAAGGATAGACATTTATTTCCCCAAAATGTGATTATGACGTTTTAATTCCCATAACCTCGCGATTGGAATAAGCGAGGAGTTGACGATATTTAGTATACTCATTTAGGTTCCCAAAGGTGACGGTATAGAAGGTATAACAGAAACGGGAGCAACATCGATGTCCATGAATTCTAATGATTGGAACGAGCAACGTCTTATACGCTGGGTGATTTGTACAACAGGACGCCCTTGTTCATCATTTTTATAAGAATAATTAGGATATGAACAATGTTCAGGGGCATTTAAATGACGTGCTACACCAAGAGGAATAGTCACCACTTCACCGTCTTTTAAACTATATTTTGTAAGTGGTTCTGATTTGTATTTACGGTATACAAAGTCCATTTGACCGCCTGGGCATTCATGGAATATGAATTTCCCACGTACTTTTTGAGCATCTTTTTCAGCAGCAAGTTTATAATTAGTTATCAAATTTTCTTTAGGTATATCGGTATTCTTTACTAGTTGAGCCATTTTATTCCTTTCAGGACTTAAGTTATGGGGGCCATGACAGCCCCCAACAGTATAGTTACCTATTAATAGTACAGATTTTTATGTCTGACCACCACTAAATGATTTACCAGCTTTCCAGTAAAGAACATCTGAAGATGCACCACCTGGGAAACCTGCTCCTCCTTGTAATATCATACCAATCGCACCATTATTCACGGTAGCGTCAGTTAAGATATTAACATTGGAAATAAGAGCACTTGCCGTATCTTCACCAACGGGTACCGCTTGTGCAGGAGTAAATGCACCGGCTGTATTAGTTGGGAATGCAAATGCCGTAAAGTTAGTAGAATTAATATTTACGGTCACCGTATTACCGGTTGCAGCTGTTGTTGCCGTATTAACAGCAGTAATGGTACCAAGAAGACCATTGATTTGTGTCATGCCATAAGCAGCAGGAACATCAATACGAATGGTTTGACCAACTTGGAATCCATGAGTCACTGAGAATTGAATGACAGCAGAAGCCGCTTGGGTAATAGAGGTGATATAACGACGTGTTGGGTAATAAAGTGGATCGAAATTCACTTGAGCCCATGACGCTGTTGTACCTGCTGTAGCTAAGGTAGACATATAGTCTAAGCTGAATGTTGTTGTTGATAGTGTGCCATAACCAACCGTGAAATCTAAACCACTAAGTTGTGGTGCACCAACGACGTTAAATAGTCGTACAACGTTACCAGCAACAAGACCATTGGTCCCAGTATTGGTAGCAACAGGAGTTGCAGCGGTAGAAACAGCGGTAATAGTAGCATTTACATTACCATATCTGTTTCCAGAAAGATCGTAATACGTAAAACCACCAGTAGTTGTGTAGGTAATGTTATTGTTATTTACCGCATTGTATAATTTAGCTTCAGCCCATTGTGAACCAGCAGGGAAGCCATATTGCCAATAAAATTTACATTTTACGGGACCAAGCTGTGTAGCAGCTGCTTGGGCAACGTTATACACATCCATCCAGTCAACACCGGAACGAAGAGGAATATAAACATTAGCGCCAGTAGACGTAAAAGTACCTTGTTGTATGAGTGTAAGATCCATGATTTAACTCCTTTCTTACGCGCCAAGAGTACAACGAAGATTCAATAACCAGAGGTCATTGAGAATTCTTGGTACTTCAGCAAATTTATAGCCCACAGAAGCATTTAACGCTAATGGACCATCATATATTGGCGGACGATAGATAAAGCTTGCGCTATAGCCATCTTGTTCGATACAAGCGTATGATTCCATACCAACACAGAAGATATTGTAAACAGTATTGCCAAGAGCTGATCCAACAAGTGTTTGTGATCCAATAGATGAAACTAAGAATCTCAAGTTACCAATAGATCCCCACTCAGAACGCAATGCATTCATCGGTGATGGATATTGATTCTTTTGGATAAATCCTTGAACCGAGTCCATATCTTTTGTTAAATCGGTATGACACATAGCAAAATAGGCGTCCAATTAAAATTTGTTACTACTAGAAATTAATCTAGCGGGATTCCCGCTTCGGAGAATCCTCTACCGGTTTCCTCGGTAGTTCAGACTGTCGCATCCCTTACGGGTCTTTTCACTCAGTCGTTCACGGTCCCTTTCGGGTTCCGCCCTGTTACCGGCTCTTACGCTACGGCTTCCAAGTCAATCAGAAAAGATTTATAGTGCGCAACACTTTTACGCACTGGCGCTGTACCGAACTTGTCATCACCCTCAATGTTATCAAGGATAGTGTACGCATTATTCCCTAAAAGGGTACGTACCACATCATCAACGTCACCACGAGTAAGCTCTGTTGGCACATCACCATTAACACCACCAACACAGTTAACAAAAGCAGCTGTTCCCGCAAGCATATCACGAGTAAGTTGGTCTTCTGTTTGTCTGCTTACTGTTACTTTTATGACCTATTTCTAGGCGGGGAGTCTTGTTATTCCTCCCTCCTAATCTTTCGAAAAGGGTCGGACTATCGCACAATTCTTAACTTAATAAGAATTCCAAACCGCTTAGTCTCTGCGGGTCTTGACAAATCATCCGTTTGACTATATTATTAGGCATATGAAAGATTTTAAAAACTTGTTGTTCTATATAGCCGCTTATATTGATGGTGATGGATGCTTTTTCATAGGTAAAACAATCCAAAAGCCAAAAAATATAGTGGTTTATGAATACTCTATACAAATCATATCGGTAAAGAAGCCAGTTCTTGAAGAATTCAGGGAAAACTTTGGAGGATATATAAGAACAAAACCAGAAAAACCTAACCATAGAACTGCATATTGTTGGTGTATAAAAGGTAAAGGTGCTCTTAAAGTTTCCGAAAGTATTTTGAATTTCTTGGTAGAAAAGACTTCTGAAGCAAAGATATTTATAGAATATTCTAAAACTATAAAGTCTAACAAATTCAGAACCATAAGCGTCGATGTAATAAATCAAAGAGATGAACTTATTAACCAAATCAGAAAGGTAAGACATATGCATAATATGATAACTAAAGAAGATATAGATTCTCTTAAGGATCAAGTTAAAACTATAACCCCTTCCGAGACTGATTTCCCCTATCTTGCTGGACTTATTGATTCCGAAGGATGCTTTAGGATTAAAAAGTGGAAGCCTAAAAACAGACCAAATTCGGTTTACAATATATCTGTAGAGATAGGAAATACCAAACTCCCTATTATGCCATGGCTTATCAAAAGATTCGGTGGAAGCGTTACATTCATTGCTGCAAAAGGCACCAAAAGATCCTCTGCTATTTGGACATTGTCCGCAGCTGCTCTTTATGAAATACTTCCTAAAGTAAGACCATTCCTTAGATCTAAACAAGAAGTTTGTGACAAATTGATTGAATTTCAACAAACAATTCTTCCTAATGGCGGAGACCGCCATTCTGAACTCTTTAGAGCCCTTTTTGAGAAGAGACTGGAAGTTCGAGAAAGAATAGTCAGAGAAGTTCATCAATTTAATCATAAAGGTTCCTAATCAAGTTCCCTCTGGTTGCCTTAAGCTTGCGCCGTTAGGTGTTCCAAGATATTCAGGTTCGGTTTATTGTCCCCCATGACATTAAGGGACACGCCCAAACGGGCCGCACATTCGTTAAGAACAGGGTCTTGATTTTGCAAAGTACACTGCTCATTTAAAATTACAAATGTACCATAGAATGATATCTTTGCATCAATATCCACCGCTGTTAATGTTTGACTAGGGGGTGTAACACCGGTATTACCAAGTGGCACCATAGCTGTTAACAATGGATTATAACGACGCATTCTTAAAGTATTACCACCGTTTCTTGGCATGTTCTTTAACATGGCAGGAATCTTATGGATCATATTAGGAACTGGCACTGAGAGAAGCTTATAGCTAAAGCTCTGTTGCACCGGGCTCGGTAAAATAGCCGTAGTTGTTATAGGCATGTGATTATTTCCTGAATAAATATATAACTATTTACTTCAAGGTGGACGAGTTCTTACGTACGGTCCTCATAGAATGTGGGCAACGACTTCCACGTACAGTTGACATTTAGGTGAATCCAGTTAACGACGCTGGTTACTGTTACAAGGATATAATAAGAAAAACACCCCACTGTGTAAACAATGGGGTGAAAAAGTAGAGAATAGAGAAGCAAATGAGATTAAGGACTATTCTACTGAGATTGATTCAATTTCTCTAATATAATCTATAGAATTTTCAGAAAAGCCGGTAATGATTGTCCATTGTCCGTTATTCTTAATACCATTCGGGTTGGGTGCTATATTGAGTATATAACACTTAGGTATTTCCATTTTTGGTGGAAAATCATGGGTTTGTTCATCAGTAATAACAATAATACGTTCAGGTATACGTGGATTAATATTCTTATCTTCAAGGCTCTTATTAACAACTTCTAAACAATGGCCAAGCCAGGTTCCCCCAGAAGGTTGAGAAGCCTTAATAGCATCACGCAACGCCATACCTTGTCTATTAGCTACCGGCACTATCTGATCCGAGAAGGAAAAGAAAAATGCATTAGAACATACTTCACGTAACAATATCGCTAAACCCGCTGCAGCATCTTGGCGATTAAGTTCACTTTTCTTGCTAATTGGTGAGGACATGCTGAAAGAAACGTCTACCAGAACGAGCGTATCGCCATTAAGTTTCTCTTTACCAGCACATGCTTGGATCATTGAGGCATCAATCATATCTTCCCATTGTGGACAATGTTTAGCAGCACCCAAAAACTGGAAGGGTAAAATAGGACGGGATTTAGCCATTAAACCGGTTCTTACCAGCTCTTTATCAACGCCAGATTCGAACATGTTACGTAAATTTCTTATGATAGCAAGTTTACCCATCTTGTTGGTCTTAAGAAGATCAACAAATGATTCCTTCTTGTTCGCCCCCCTCGATAGGCGAACTTCCCACGTATCAGGTGTCTTCATGGTGTTGTCGATAAGTCTTTTCCAAAGAGCTTCTTGTTCTTTATCTTGTGGCTTAGCATGACACATAAACAGAACATCTTTTAATTTGACCGGTGTATCACGATTATACTTAGCAAGCTGGTATTCATCAAACCGGGTAAATGCTTTCGCTAATCCCCGTTTAAGTTGATTAGAGAGTGGTTTCTTACCATCTTTCCAATACATAGATAGCAATTCAGTCATCTGATCTGGTCTAGTACAGATTCTAGAAATTGCTTCTTTTAATGTAAGTTGAGGTAATGTCATAGTTACCAAGAGAGTATTTTTACTTTTATATTTTATGCATTGTAACAATAAGAACAGTGGCATATGTCTTAATAGGCCTTTTTCATGAACTTCTACGGTTAATGTTAGAAGTTTATCTTTATCCACTTTAGGACAGAGTCCTTCTATTTGTGAAGCAATAGTCTTACCATCAACATAAAAGGTATCTTCCCACAACATACATGCCATGGTTAGTCGTCGTAATTGTTGTAATGGTGCGATTCGTGAAGAAGGCGCACCCTCATGCGTGAATACTGGTTTAGCAGGTTGTTTTTTATTAATTCTCATATAATTCTCCGGTAAAAAGCATATTAAGTAACGCGGCGTTTCTTTATGAAACTATCTCCAGCACCCAAAGCTAAGTAACTTAATATTACAACACGGTTAAATTTAAATCGGTAACAAATCGTATCCGGTACATAGGTGCTCTTATAGCTGAGCTACACTCTTTCGAGTGGCTAGGATTCCAAACCTAACGACCCCTCGGTTAACAGCCAAAGTAACCGGATCTTACAACACGATTTTTAATCACCAGCAACAAACGATAAGAAGGATCTGCCTTACGGCTTGAAACGAAAATTCAATGAACTTCTCATCTACAACATGGCAAACTTTTAGATCATAAGTAACAATCGATAATAGTTTTTATATCTGGGACATGCCCATCAATGGATTCGAACCATAAAAGCAATTAAGCTTCATTAACCAAGTAACTATTATCTACACCGTTATAATCTAATTACATTATATAATAATTATTAATAAAGTTAACCACTTTTTGCTTATGTACATATGTACATAAGTCACAAAAAATATTAAGATGAAATCACTGCTGTAAGGGAGCAATCCCATCTTGGAGACCGAAGAGCTCGAACTCCTCGGTCTCTGCTTTTTCTCACATATGCGGGAACCTAATTGTTAACATCTAAACCTTCTTTTACTGCTTGCTCCCTTGAGCGTTGAGTACGTTGTGTTTGATTATCCATTATGGCGACATTGTAATAATCGTTCAAATAAGAAAAACACCCCAAACTGTAAAGCAAGGGGTGAATAGTAGAGAGTGTAGAGAAGTAGAGAGATTATTACATGCCGCGTTGGGCTTGGATCATTTCTTTACGTAATTGTGCTTTAATTTCTTCAGTAAGCGTTCCTTCAGCAAAGGCATTAGCCTTAGATAACGGTGTATCACCTTGTTGTGGGTTAATAGCAGCCATTGGTTTAGGTTTAGCAACATTCTTTAATGCTTTTAATTTATCACGTGACATAACAGGCTCCTTATAGATACCAAATTCTTTTATGACCTTATACGCAGATGCAGCTTTAGTATAGTGATCTTCTGTATTAATTAACATCTGGGCTATTTCAGGATGTTCTTCTTTGAGGTATTCAACATTCTCGGTAGAAACAACCTTGTCAAAATCAGGGAATGCTACACGAATCTTAGCCTCTTGGATCTCTTGTTGTGATTGTACTTTATACGAAGCCAATTGTCGTTTGATATCAGCAAGTTCCTTAGATATTTTACGGATATGTTTTCCTTCAGCAAGATCATCATTACCTATGCCATAATCTTCTTCTGGTTCTGGTGCTTTAGGTTGCTGTTGTTGCATTTGGTATTTAAGAATGGCTATCGCTTCATCACGTTCACGTTCAGCTTTTTCCCGAGCTAAACGAAGGTTCCTGAAGTTATCTTCTTTACGCTTAGGAGCAGGTGCTTCTTCAACCTCTTCAGGTTCTTCTTGTTCCGGTTCTTCTTGTGCTAATTGTTCTTCAGCTTGTGCATTAAGACGAGCTAAGTTTTCTTGATATTGTGGGTCTTTCATTGCTTCTTGAACATCACGTGGCAACTCAGGAAGGCCACCATAATCAGGAGCTTTAAACTCGTTTGACCAAGCTGATGGTTTATCTTGTAACTCAGGATGTGATTGTCCAGGCATATCAATATCTGCAGGAGCACCACCTTCTGATGACAAATATGCTGATTTTCTCAAAGGTATTCCAGCCATTACACTTCTCCGTTCAATTGTTTGCATTTAGCCAATAAGGTTCCATTACTAAAATCTATTACCATTTGGAGCAATTGTTGCTCGTCTTTAGGAACATGTCCAGCGTTTCTCAAGAAGAGATCACAGGTATCAACATCAGGTACCGTCCAGAGATACTCTAACTTCTCATCGGCCGCATGATATTTATACACCGACTGATCATACGTAGGGGTTGGACAATAACGTTGACCATGAAACAAATTACGAATGACGTTCTCCAAGATCTTCTCTTTCTTACAGGTAACGACCACGTAATGATCACCCATCCACGCTTCGCGGGTAGCGCATTCTTGATGGTGTGCGGTGCCGGGTGCATCTTTTTTCACCAAATGGGAACAATCAACCTTCTTCTGCATATGGCTTATCGTCCATATGAGATTATCTATGTAATCTTTCTGGGCTTCCCGTTGGAGTTCTACGGGATCATTAGCTTCCGGTTTGAGTTGTAAGTCGCGGGCTACTTTACCTACTGTTTCTTTCATGTTCTCTCCTTAATAAAAAATCCCCCCAACAACGAGCAGAAGCGGGGGGATGGGCCAATAAAGAGGGGTTTCAATTCTCGTTATTAATCACAATTTAGCATTTACATTTGCCTTTGCAAACGCATTTTTTCTTCATTTCTTTTTTAGCCATGTTATTTACCTTTCTTCTTACGGGCCTCGGATTCAGCGATCGCGAGGGCCTGCTGTTTATCTTTTACCACAGGTCCCTTCTTAGAACCAGAGTGTAATTCACCTTTTTCAAATTCTTTAATGACCTTTTTGATCTTCTTCTCTTTTTGTTTAGCCATTAACGTCTCCTATCATCAGTTATTTCATAAACATCGTCTCTGAAATGCTCAACATACTTATTTTGGTTGAACTCATGATGCAGTGGTTTGTCGGGTAGATTAGCGACCTTAGTATGATCTTCTTGGATCATACGCGAGTCTTTCTTCTCTTGCCGACGTCTTGGGTCAACGACACCAAAGAAAGAATCATGAAGGGATTGTATAAAGTTTTCTTCTTTCATATTACCTCACTCTGCTTGTTTCTTGGTAGGTAAGCTCTTTATCCATCTTCTCTTGAGCAGAAGATCGCTTGAAATTTAATGGTGCTGGCTTACCTAGAATCTTCCAGTTAATTTTAGCGGCTTTACCTTTAGGCCGAAACATTGTAGCCATGGTTACTCCTTTAAGGGGGTATATTTTGTTCATGAAATCCTGACAAACCTCATGAACGCCGGTTGGATTTGAACCAACATAGTCCCCGATTCGCCGACAGGGTGCTTTGAGTGTTAAGCTACGGTCAATACCCCCGAACTTAAACTACCATTTATGGACGCCATACTCTTTATGCATGCCGCCTTTATCTGAACCTTGTTGGTTGTCAACAGACTCAATTGTATCATCAAGCTTACCATCAGATACACCGGGCATTGATTTAGGCCATGGACGATATTCAACGCCTTGTGGAAGATTAGCAACAGCAGAACGATCCATCTTGATCATACCTGCATCTTGCATCTCTTGTGTACGACGTTCTTCATTGCCTTCATAGGCACCGTGAAAACGTTTTGCATTATATTTCATCGTAATCCTTCATAGAAACTGAGGTTTTTATCCTCAAGGTTTTACACCCCTAACTACGAGCCGACGCCGGCTTGTTCTCGGTAATGTTTGATTGCTTTAACATATGTGATAAACCTACCAACCTTTCAAGTTGTTGTATATCAACGTCTTCCATTTCTTTTAATGTCTTCACTAAATCAAATAAGGCCATTACGTGATCTTTTTCAGCCTCAGCTTCCCGTTCTATTGCCAGCGCTTTATTCTCTTCTACGCGGGAATAACGTTCATAACCAAGACCTTCATCAGCAACAGCACGCGCTCTATTAAGTTCAGCACGAGATTGAAGCTCTTCTTGTTGCGCCTGCATCGCACCTTGTTGCATTTGCATCTGTTCTTGCTTGGCCCGTTGCATATTCTCGATAATCTTCTTTTTACCCTGAAAGGTTGTAGCTTCCAAAAGATCTTCATCAGCTATAGGAACACCCGCTTCGCGTAAATGTAACATTTGAGCGAGTTGCATTTGTTTCTGCGTTGTCGTATTAAGACCTTCTTCTACGGCTGCATCGTACCTACCAAACGCTTTATGGTAGAACTGTTTTGTCGGTTCTTCCTGCAAGATACGCTTCATCTTACCCGGCGTAAAATTCGCTTGAATAAGCTCAATTAAAATCTTACCAAGAAGCTTCTGAGAACGATCAAGACCATCAAACAGACATTGAAGCGTAGTTAGTCCAGCACCTTGCCGTAACATGCTGAGAATGCCCGCTTTGTCGTCTTGGGCGCTGCCTAAAAGTTCTTCGTTGACCCCCGAAATTTGCGAAACTTCTTGTGCTAAGAGCTCAGAAAGCTGGATCATACTTGGTGGCACCTGTGGCGCAACAATCTGTTGAACATCAGACATCTCAGCTTCTTGTTTTAAGGCAAGACCACGGCCTTGTCCCGCAAGAAAGACATCCTTAGGGTTGACGAGTGAATCTTCTTTATATATCCAGCCACTATTTATTTGTGACTCAAGTATATCAAGCTCAATAATACGACGACGATTATATAAATACTGAGCATCTCGTAATCCTCTAACAACGCCCTGAACACGATAGGGGAAATATGGCATCTCGGGACGATAATAAGCCATGACAGGTATGAAGGGAAATTTATCGATGCCAAGGGGGTTAGGACCGTCATAGATCACACGACCCGCTACTACGATTGCTAGCCGTACGGTGGGAATATCTTGATCAATCACGGTGATTTCTGGGTATAATTCCAAAAACTGTGCTAACGCATCTTTATCATCTGAACTCCATTCTTGGGATTCTCCGGTATTGGTATCAACAAGCATCTTTTGCGTACGATAATCACGATACCAGAACTCATCGCAGGAAAGTAAGTTCTTATAGCCGTAATTATATGATTCTGGCCAATTCTGTTACTTTTGTGACCATTTCTGGCGGATCAAGTTCTTCGACTCAATCTCTCTAGGTTTCCTCTAGAGTTCAGACTATCGCATCCCCGTAGGGTCTTCTCACTTAGTCGTTCACGGTCCCTTATGGGTTCCGCCCTGTCACCATAGCCTTCGCCTTAGGCTTCCAAGTCAATCAGAGAAGATTTAAAGTTCACACTAGTTTATGAACTGGAACTTGCCATCCCGGGCTGTTCCTGAGTCGACCCCAATAAGGCCCAGTATTACTTCAGCTTTATCGGGATAGAGTGATATTGCCTCTCGTTTTGTTAAGAATGAACGCTTCCACACAAAGTTACAGTCAGATAGATCAGCTTTACGGAAATAAGGATCGATCATAAAGTTATTATAAGCATTATTATCGACACGAATGTTCCCTGAAACGGGATCAGAACGATAATCCACCCACACTTGTAACAGATTCATACCGGTAATAAGAGCACCTTCAAAGGCTTCAGAAATGGTATCAAGAACTTCTTCTTGGTTATTAAGCCATATAAGTGTTTTCGTGAATTGATCCGCTGTCTCTTCATCACCGTTCTCTACGGGTGTACAGACCGTTGACTTACGGTTACGTCGCTGATGACCGGAGATCATGTTAATAACACGACGTATCCGGTTAAAGTTAAACGTTTTACGCGTATGGGCTGGTAAGTTCCCATAAATGTTTTGCCAGAGCGTCTGGTCACCTGAAAAGAAACGAGTATCAGTATCGGCTTCGGACCAGTACTGTTGATTGATCGTAATAGCGGCAGAATAAGCGGCTTCCATGCGTCCTAAAATGGGCTTATCAGCCTCATCATAATAAGACGGTCCTAGTTGGGGAAACAACATTTTTAAACTCCTTTGTTAAGATAATAATAACAAAGGATAGATCAGAGCTAGTTTAGGGGCAACTTATTACGCTCTTCACGCTCTTTACGGCGCTTTAATTCTTCTTTAATACGTTGCTGATCTGTCTTACGCTTAACCGTCTTGGTTTTAACAATCTTATCAGGGGTTACCACAAAGCATGGATCTTTCTTGCAAGTCCACATATCAACGCAATTATTAGCGTGAGCTTTAAGAGCACGGGCTTTCATAGCTTGTTTCTGTTCTTCAAACGCTTTTCGTACGGCATTCTTGATCGCATCATCAGTTTGTACTTGATCCATGGCAAAAATAGGGGTCTGGTTAGCAACCGGTTTAGTACGGATATATTTATACAGTGCATAAAAGCCAAGATACATAAAATAAAAAAGAGAAAACATTATGAACATATTAAAAATATAATTAATTATCATCTATATCCCATCCTTCTACATCATCAATCGATGGATCTTGCATCTGTACTTGATATGACGAATAATCCAAACCAACTTGTTTCTTTTGTTGAGCTTCTATCTTTAGCTGTTCAATTGATTCAGGATCGATTGGTGAAGCACATTCTTCGCGTGATGGTATATTATTGAGTATGGCATCGATGGTATCCCATACCTCATAGGGAACTTCTGATTTAGACCGTACTATTCCATCTTGATCTGGACCAGAGGAATTATAGAAAAATTTAAGTTCACATCGAGCACTTTCTCGAGCAGCATCTTCAATCAATAAAGTAATAACTTTCTTACGTTGTTTCGCTTGTTGTTTCTTTTCTTGTGGTGTCGTTGGTGGCCCAAAGACATAATCTTTACCCCTAATAGTAATTACTTGAGTCAAATAATCCAATGATAAAGCCTTTTCTAATTCAACTATCTTTTCGTAGAACATACTATTTCTTTCTTCTATAGGGATTACGTGATAACCCATCAAGATCTAACTTCTTCTCACCTTTTTTAAGGATAATTTTCTTATAACGGGATGGTCTATCAAAAGGTGAACTATTATTAAAACCTCTCTCCTTCGGTAAACTGCCGAGGTATGACTTGCTCACCGAACATTGCTTCCCGGTATCTCTTGTCGAGTTCAGCGGCTGAAGTCCCATCTCGAGTCTTCGGAAGTGATACGCAGAGGTAACGAAGCGCATCTGCAAAGTGCGACGAGTTATCATGGAGAGGATGCGGCTTATAGACTTTTTTCTTCGCATCAAACTCTTGTCGGTAATTCTCAATAGCCCGTATAAGCTCTTTACACTTTGTCTCATCTATCCATACCTTAGGTAACGTACTACGAACTGCTTCTATCCCATCAACAATAGACACATCATCGGCAACCGTAAAGGTTATACCAAGTTGTCGGGCTTTTTCCCAGCGTGTAATTCCAGAACCAAATTCACGTACTTTAATGTCATGAGGTGCAATATGTTTTGCATAAACGTAGGGCTTGGATTCCAACACGGACACGTAATGTTCAAGTCCTTCCTTACTCTTTTCATAAGCATCAATAATGCGAATTGTTTGCCCAATAATCTGAAAAAAGATAATAGCCGTGGAATCACGAACGCCGAGGTCCCAGGCCGTATAGACCCGAAAGGCACTTTCCCAAGGACACTGGGACACTTGTCCTTTAATGCGCATTCTATCAAGGTATTTGCCATAATATGATCCTTCGATCCCCATATCAAAACTTGTATAATACTCTTGCATGATTAAGTCGTCAGACATTAACCCTTCACGACGTTCCTTCTCGATCTCTTCAAGGGGGATATGCATCGTATCTTCAACCGAAAGCTTCATAGCAAACCATGCATCAGAATTGATCGCTATTTGATAGAGTTCCCACAAGTGATTCTTTCCACGAGGGGTCGATAAAAAGATCGCCGTGCCATCATTCGCGGTCAGGATAGGCCTGATGAACTGATAAGCACGAGGATCTTGTAAGGCATATTCTGAAAAGATACACAGTTGTGGGTTAGTTCCAACAAGCGAGTCAACATTATCTGACCCTACAATTTGAATGAGGCTGCCATTCTTGAAACGAATCTTCATTTCCTGAGAGTTCTTAGCCTCGACAACTTCATCGGGTATTAAATCAAGAATACGTGTGCCATCGTTCATGAGAGAATCCCATAATATCTTCTTACCTTGAGCATACGTTGGGAAGATATAGAAGCAAACGATAGGTTTACGTAAACATGATCTTATTGCTAAAAACCAGGCCGTCATATCTTTCCCAGCTCGTCGCGGCATAATAGCAACAACACGTCGATAGCCTTTGTTCTCTATTGCCGTAAGAATGGGAAGTTGATAAGGCCTCAACGTAAACTTAGACAATTTTAGTTGTGTTTCAACTTTTAAATCCATTACTCTTCCTTTCTCTTCTTATAGACCGACCAATCATAAGAAGTCTCATTAAACGGCCTATTTTCTCGTGTACACGGATCATCAAAATCCATTTTATCCAAAAGAACTTTAGCCCTTTCTATGCGCTGCTTAACTATATCGGGATTATCTATGTCAAAATGACTAAATGTTATCAAAACTTCATTGATTCCATCATAAGCCGTTACACCAACCATAGAAGTATCCCGCCAATTATTCTCTCGAGCAGTTCTTTCTTGAGCGGTAAAATAACCATTAATTCTACGAATAAGCCATTCTTCAGGATAGTCATTGGAAAACTTACGTTCTTCGGCAAGATATTTTTTAATTTCAATATCTTTCTGGCACTGACACTTACACATCTTTGAAACCCTTTGTAGTTATTAATTAATTATTTCTTCTCACAGCAATGACAACCAGGAACCGCCTTATCTTCAACAAGTTTGGCATGATTAACCATACACGCTTTAATAAACGGATGGTTCTGTTCAGGAAATAGATCTAAAGCCATCTTATTGCCTGAGTGTATGACATCAAGTATCATAGCTAATGCTACATTGATCGCAGCTGCTTCCGGTGATTTCTTATCTTCGATCTTGGTGAATTCTTGATGGCACTGGTCGATAGCCATATACCCACGCTGCATGACATCTTGTAGTGTTCTTTTATAACCAGCGGCATCGTGACGTTTACACATATTATTTCTCCCTATCATAATTTTTTTTCATCTTACTATTAATCCCCATTGCAACTTCTTCAGGTGTTGGTCGATCGGGTACTTGATCCGAAACGGGTAGATCTTTTAATATCACATCTCGTGCAGAAACGTAAGCCTCTACTTGTGCCATGAACTCTTGTTTTACTTCTTGTGATGCACGTAGGTCAGAACGCCATTGTTCAAGATCTTTTGCTTCCTTAAGATAATGAGGTAGGGTAGATCTAACCATGCCACCATCATAGTCACGCTTAAGGCCACCTTTTTCACGACGATAGCCAATGGTTCTAAGGGCTACTTCATGAGCAATAGCGAGGGCGGGTACGCGTTCAGACCATCTATGAATATCATTGGTTCGTATCCCTTCAGCGTTATAGAAATCATTAAGAGTTAGTGCTTCGTTCTTTTCATCAACGGCCCAATCACGAAGGCGTTTTGCGAGTTGCATGATCCAATTATCGCTTACTGGACGCTTTTTGAAGTCGATTGTGCTGATATATTCGTCAAACACATAAGTATTAACAGCTGGTGATTCAGTGCTATCTTTGTTGTTTTTGGCTTTATTCATCTATTAACCTCTTAACATAAGCAATTAGAAGTTTCATCAAGTTGTATCACAACAATTTTGGTGTGTGGTTTAGCAGAGTATACTTTATGGGCCGAAAGTGAAGCAATAATGGCATCGTCTTTCCAGAGTACGCCGTTACCACAGTCGAGTATCATTTTGACCAAATTATCGATATCTGGACGAATGAAATGATATCGCCCAATGAGCTCTCTTTTATTCGACTGTGATAGATTGCTTGGCATCTTCATAAAAAACGTAATAGCGACATGTATGGGGCCTTCATGGATGTCTTCGTGGCCATGTTGGTTGCGTAGATCGAGTCCGTAGATAAGTTTCTCTTTCTTTTGGGAGTCATAGACGTGGCCTTGTCCCATGCGGGGACGGGCGAGGGGGATTGGATTTCCATTAATGATATATATCTTTTCTTTCACTACTTTCCTTATGGTATTAATCCTTATTGTCAAAAGTTTTATTAGTTAACGGATTATATTTAGGTCTTTTAGGTTGTTTCATTAAACTGGTCAAAAAGGTTTCTCCTTCAGGTCTATCCTCTTCATAAATCAAACCCCGATCTTTAACCCAAGTATTTTCTTCTACCATCAAATTAGGATTATTTGCAATTTTTTCGTCACTTAGTCTTAGTTGTTCTTCTAACCATTCTTTTATCATTTTTTCCATAATTAAGGCCGTAATCCTTTGTGTCGTGGGTCTTTAGACCATTTAGTATAACGAGTAACCTTGGGATGGTACCACTTTTGTTTTCGTATCAAATAGATTATCTCGGATTGTGGACGGGCGAGGGGGATT